TGAGGTACAGGAGCGGGTGCAATGTTATTGGAGGCAGCACCTTCTCCACCTGTTGCATACAAGGTTCCGCTGGGTTCACCGAACTCACGGGTCGTAGTGCCTTGACCAGTTCCAGGATGCGTACCTTGGCCATTCGCACCATCCGTACCGCCAACTCCTGCTTTGGAGTATGCACCATCTTTGTCCTGAGACGATGTGCCACTACCACCGCCGGATCCGCCATCTCCACCGTATGTACCATTACTCGACAAGACTGCTCCACCATTAGCGATGCTGCCAAAAGCGGAAGTTACGCCACCAGCTCTGCCACCAGAGGTTTTTGCGCCTACACCGCCAGCGCCTATGACAATGTCATATTCTACTCCTACTTGAACAGTTACGGCTTTCGTCGTGCTCGTATAACCACTTCCACCACCAGCACCACCACGATAACTATGATTTCCGCCAGCACCGCCGCCAACAAGGAATACGTCGATACCGCCCTCCGCACCGTTGAGATTGGTAAACGTCAGCGTACCGGAGGTGAGGAAGCGGATTTTCCAGTTACCCTGAGATACGGTGATAGGCTCGTCAGAATCGTTGACGATTTCATAATCGCCAGTGTAGGTGAACTCGGGGATGGTGCTGAACGAAATCGCCGTGCTGTAATCGGTTGTGACTACAACATTCTTCTGGGCAGTCTTGCCGTCGCCGGTGATGGTAATAGTCCATGTCCCGCTTGCAAGCCCCTTAAACACCACTACACCGCTCGTACCGGAGTTCTTGGTCTTCGTCTTGCCGTCCTTGGAAACAGTCACAGTGACGTTCGCCGGGGCTGTGACGGTAAGGGTGCCGCCTGCGCCGCCGCCACCAGTATTAACTCTGCCAATCATGCACTTACACCGCCTTTCCAGCAAATAATGGTGGGAATTGTAATTGCCGATTCCGGGGCGCTTGCAGCATACAGATACACGCCGCCGTTATAGGTAGCTGCAACAGGGGCAAAATTGCCGTCAATTGCGTCTTCCACAGCAAGAACCACCTCCGGAATCATGGTATCCAACACCCCCGTCAGCGCGATAGCCGCACGGAATGGATAATCCTGATATGTAGAATCAGCCACAAACGCGGATACCGGTACGCTGGTATCCGTGAACAGAAGCTTTTTCAGCTCCACCGCCGTACCGGCTTCCAGATCGGCCAACTCCCGGTTGATGGAATCCAGCACCGATGTGGCTTGCGCCGTGGTATCATCAAGCACATCTTTTACTTGCGCCTGCGTTTCTTGCAGAAGCGTGGAAAACTGGCTCTGCATTGTGCTGGTATCAATGCCCACCTTTTCCGTCACCAGCCCGCACACCGAAGCGTCAAGCCGCTCATCCGTAATCATGGAAGCGGTGATAGCGGTTGTACCGGCTGCAACGGAAATCCGCGCAAGGCTGATCTGCCGGATTGTGCTGTTGTTTGTCAGCGCCGGGGCTGCTGCCTTCCCAGATTTTGCGCCTTTCAAGATTTTCACTTCCGGATAGTCCACATAGTTTGTGGTTTTCCACTCCACAATTACGCGATCAATCCGATTCAGAACGCCGTCTGCCGCGTCAACGGCAAGCTGCAATTTGGAACCATCGACGGATTCATTATCAATCCACCACACAATGCCGTTCCTGCCGGAATTTGCCATCCATCCGGTGCCGTCTGAGACTTCCACCGCCATTCCCGGCGTGGAAAGCGCCTGCACGGACGCATTACTGCCAGCGGCAAAAACGCCGGATGTGCGGCCATGATGCCAGCGCATAACGTCTTCTGCGCCTATGTATGTATCTTGGTTATTCGGGAAACTTTTGATATTAGCCATTTAATTTCATTGCCCCCAATGCTGTAAGAATAGGGTCGCCCAGGGTAACTTCTGTCCGGGCTTTGTTGCTGTCCAAGGTGTACTTAATGCCCGTAATCCGAGCGCTGAACGATACCCCGAACCGGGCAGATACGCACGATACAATGTCCCCCAGAGCGTAATACTTGCCCAGATCTTCCGGGTCGATGGATACGGAAAAGGACTTTCGCCGGATACGCTTTCCCAGCTCCATCTGTCCATAAGCACGCGCGCGGGCTTTGCAATCAGCCTCAGATTCGTCATTTTCCTGCCGAACGGCTGTTTTGAACCACACTTCCCGGCGATTGTCCCCGGTCGCATCGCCGACGATTTCAACGAATGTGTTATCCTCTCCGCTAAGGCTTCCCTGCACATAGGCCACATTACAGAGGGTGGAATCGTCGTCGTTGATCACAAGGTCTTTTGCGCTTCCCTGTTCCTCCGAAAAGACAATAGCGTGAATGCCAGCCGTCAGGTCGCGCCCCTTGTAGAGGCGGAAAGTGTGTGTCATATCGTCGGGGTTCCAATCCATTGTGTGGCCTATGCCTTTTTCTTCAAGAAACGGGATGATTTCATCCAGCAAATTCCCACCCATGAAAACGTTGTCCGTTTTATCGGTCATCCCGGCTGCCTGTGCAACCTGAATTCTTGTCATCCCCCGGAGATTATCGCTAATCAACTTGTACACGCCCGTCTCGATAGTTGTCATGTGGTATTCCGATGCAATGATGCGCTTATTCAAAAGCCAGTTTGCGGTGTACCCATTCGCAGTTATGCGGTTCGTGGTCGTGTCAATCTTTGTGTTTTCTATCACAAATGTTACGTTTCTGCTCGTATCATACAGGAGATTGCCGACTTTCAGAACGTTAATGTTGTAGTCGCTTACCGGCGCAACCAGTATCAGCTTTCCGATATCGTTGTAGTAGATATTCATGATAATACTGATTGCGTGCCGGATTTCGTACCGGGTGGAAAAGTCCTCTTTATAGATTTCAAAGCTCATAGCGCAATCCCCACAATCTCCGTTGCGAAATCAATATCCACCTGCAAATTCGCAAGTCCGCTTGTCGCTTCCGGCTTCAACACATTGTCCCCAACTTCCAACTGAAACAAAGTGCTTTTCAGGCTCAACGCGCCCCGGCAATCTCCGTCGACGGATGACGTTACAGTTGTCCGATCGTGCGTAATCTCTACAATCAGCCGCTCCCCGCTGACGATAGTTTTATTTATCAGCAGAAAATTTCCCGTCGCGGCGTTGGTGATTTTGGGGTTCTCCACATCACCGCTTGCCGAAAGAGTAGCAGTAAACGGGACGGGAACCTGGCCGCGATTCTCCACATTGATAAATTTCGCCTCAAACAGCTGGCCGAAACGATACGGCCTTGAAATGTTCCATGGGAATTTGAATAGCTTTTGAATGCCGGACAACGTTACCGCTGCGGAATCGTCCTTGCACCAATACGGATACGCCGCCAAAAGGGAAAACTGGAACTGTGCGCCCCATTGTTTCGCCTCAATGCTAGGCGTTGCCGTAGGCCATACATTCAGATAATAGTCATCCGCGTACAGCTTTCCGGCAAGGTCGGGGCGGATGACGGATATCAGCTTTTCTTTATTTGCCGCCTGGCCGTCTCCCACCAAATACCCGTTGATATTCACAGGCCGGGGCTGAACGTTTTTGCTCTGAATTGTCGCCCCCGTCTGGTTGATGCCTTTCGCCTGAGACAGGGATACCGTTACCGTATCGATGCCCGTGGGCTTGTTGATAAGATATCCACCGGCATAATCAAAGGTAACGCTATCCCCGTTTTCGTTCACGTAGCGGAACAATTTGCTTAAATTGTTGAAGTTCTTCAAATCGTCCACCTCGCTTGTGTGAAATAAGCTTCTGTGGCTGCTGCCAGCTCCACTTCGGATTGCACAGGAGAATTAATATTCTGGATAATTGTCACGCCGCGTCCACCACCAGCAAAGCCCACTCCGTTGTAGTCCGCCCCGCCAGACGCACCAGCGGCCTTTCCAGCCCTATACGCGCGGGCTTCCTTTGCGGTAAGCACAGTCTCACCCTTATGGAGACGTACCAAGTAATCGTCATAAGGCACATAATCAAGCCCACTCTTAGCCCCGGGAATGTTGCTTCCTTTGATATCGGCCCTTATCGTGAGCGTGTAGTTGGCGAAGCTATTAGTCAGCCGCGATTTCATTTGTGATGCAAGGGAATCCAGCTTGGCCAGAACTCCCGGCGTGCTACTATCGATACCGGCAACAAGGCCGCTCATGGTGTTGGTTGCCGCTTCCGTGGCCGCGGCCTCTTGGTCAAGGTTGCCAACCTTCTCCACGTAATCGTCAGCGGCTTCCTGCATACGGGTTTTTACATTTTCTACTGCCAATGCCAAACCATCGGAATAGCCGGAACCTGCTTCGTTATATCGGCTAATTGCATCCGCAAGCTCTGCAAGCGGGCCTTTTGCCGAATCGGAATCGGGGCCGACTTTTTCCAATTCTGCCCGTAATGCGGCAAGCACCCCTGCGGCATCCTCGGTACTCATAGAAGCAAGGAACCCGGAAAAGCCCTCAATACTGACGCCAGAAGCGGCTGCCGCTTGGGAGATGAAGTCGAAGTTCTCGTCCATCTTCTCAAGCACTGCAGAGTTGCCGTTGATATTCGCCATAGCATCAGCCCATTTAATTTTCGTAACTTCAACTACGCTGGTAAACGCAGAGCCTATATTGTGCAGTCCCTCATATATGCTGGTATAGGTATTCTGGTAATCCTCCAAAATGGACTGTGCAGCGGCCGCGTATTCCTCAGAAGCAGCCTTTATCACATTTGCGGGCTTTGCCGCTTCCTCGGCAGCGGCCTGCTCCTGCGCTTGCAGATTGGCGAGATTCTGCTCCGCTACATCTATCGCTTGGCCATATAGTTGCATCTCGGCGGTTGGCATCCATTGCCCCGGGTTAGTCGCATACATCTTCCGGCTTTCTGCATCCAGCTCTGCGTATTTGGCCTTTAATTCACTCAGTCTCGCGGTTGCGTCTTCTATAGTCTTAGGGTCACCAGCCAATTCCTTGGCCTTTTCTTTCTGCGTTTTGGCGGCCTTTACGGTAGCCACCGTTACGGCCGAAATTGCCGCAACAAGTAAGCCCAGCGGATTAGCCGCTACCGCCGTATTCCATGCATACTGCGCCGCAGTTGCAATGGAAATCTGGCCGGTGAGTACGCCAACGGCTATTTCACTGACGGAAAATACGCCATTCAGTGTGGCTTCTGCAACGGCCGCTTTTCCGCTTTCCGCTGTAAAAAACGCAAGCGCCGTTGCGTTTGCAGTGAATACAGTGGCAATGTTTACGATGGCCTTTCCCGCCATACTTGCGACGATTGCAGATCCGGCAACGATAGCGGCATCTGCCACGCCCTCAAATACCGTAATAACCAGCCCTACCGTGCTATTCGTCTCTCGCAGATACGAAATAATTTCGGTGGTCGCGGTTCCGATGCCGGTAGCGATTTGCTTTACACGGGGAACAATATTTTTCCCAGCCGTGAATACGCTGTCCACAAAATTCTGCGTCAGTTCCTCGATATCGGCGTTACTGTCGGCCATACCGGTTACAAGGTTCTCCCAAGCAGCTTTTGCCGCGGCTGTGGAACCTTCTATCGTCCTTGCCGCTTCTTCCGCAGCATAGTTCGAAAGCCCCTGCATTTCGATATAGTCCACAAGGGCGGCTTGGCAGTCAGCCAGATTGTCAATGGTATAGGCAGTGGCCTCGCCGTTTTCTGCGTTCCACTCGTTTACCTTGTCAATCAGCTGCTGGAATCCCTCTTTTGTGGGGGTAATACCCAACTGCAAATTATCCAGCATCGTGAAGTTGGATTTCATGATGCCGTTAAAGGCATTCTGTACGGCTTCTTGGGTGTTTCCGGTTGCCGCCACAACGTCGGCCTCGGCAGTGATAACTTTGTCGGCGAGTTCGGCGGCGGCCTGCACATTGCCACCAAGGGCGGTTTTCAGGCCGGTAGCAAATCCATTCACCTGCTGCAAATAGTCGTTCTGACTCATCTGCACGGTCTTGTAGGCGTTTCTTGCTTTCTGGGCTACAAAGTCATAAGCATTTCCGAACATCAGCTGTGCGCCACCGGCCAGCTGCTCGTAAGACTTATAGCTTTCATAAGATGCCTTGCCGATATCGGTCACAACATCAGCCAGTTTCTTCATGCCGGCAACAATGGCTCCACCGGCAATAGCCGTTTTCAGAACACTCGCAAAGGTTGATGTTTTCCGGGACGCGCCATCAATCCCGCGGTCGTATTCACTTGAATCAAGGGATATTTTTCCCAAGAGTTCAAAGACGGTCAATGGTCTTCACCTTCTTTCGTGAAGATATCAGGAGGTTCAAAAGACAGTATTTTCTGTGACTGTTTGATAATATCAGCAAGGTTTTCGCCGGTTTCCTGTGTGGAATTTGGCTTTATTGCCTCTCGAAAATCCGCAAATGACTGTTCAAAATTCCTGTGCAGCCAGCATTCCCAGAGCGTTTGCTCTTCCACTTCCTCGTTGTGCATGGTAACGACTTCGCTGATAAATTCGCTCAGCCGCCCGGTGCGGATCATCATATTCAGCAGGGTCATAGGATCAGAATACCGCTGAAAGAGGAGGTCAGTGAAGCGGATATCCCCTATTTGAACAGCCTTGCAGCAGCCCCGAAAAAATTCTTGAATTCCTCTTTCTTGATGGTATCGACCACCATATCCATGAACACATCCATGGGCAGGGCGGCAATTTCTTTCGTACTCATACCGGACAGCCCGGAAAGGAACCTGTAGATGTCATCCTCGCATCTGGGCAGGTTGGAGAAAACCACATCCGCGATATTTACGGCAATGGTGATACCGACAGATGCCGCGCTCGGCTTATTTTTCGTCCCGGTCATCGCCTTGACGTCATCGGCTTCAAAGGCGTTCTTAAACTCTTTCACGCCGATGCCCGAAACAATTTTGAACATGGGAAATACATCCGCCGCCGTCAAATCACGCAGGGTATACTTTTTCTCGTCCATCGAAAATATCCTTTCGTTGTAAAATTAGATTCAGAGCCGGGTTCCCCCGGCTCCATATCAGCTTCCCTTGGGAGTATCGGATTCACCGGTGGTCGTAGATGCCTTAGGATAGTAAATGTGCCAAGGCAGTGTGTCCTTGTCGGTGGAATCGCCAAACTCCGCATAGCTCTCAAAGGTGTACTTGCCAGCTGCGCCGTCCTTGTTCTTGCCCTCGTGCTCAAAACCGGACGTGCAAAGGGCATTTTCCAGAATGGCAATGATATACTTGCCCTTCAGGGTCTTGCCCACAAAGGCAATATTCTCCCAGTAGTCGCCATCCTCGATATCCGTCTTGGATTCAATCACATCGTAGTTGGCGTCGGCGGAATTGCCCTCCTGTCCCAGAGTTGCCGCCTGAATGATATCCTTGGTCAGCTCAGCAAGGTTGATCTCCATGGTAGCCGTTTCACTGGTCTTCTGCGCCAAGCCCTTGGATTTTACACCGATACCGTCAACTTCGATGTTAGTGACCTCCGGAGTAATGGTAAACTTGGAACCACCATTGGTCGCGCCTACAAGGGAATCCGCGAAATTCCAAGCACCGCTTTTACCTTCGGTTGCGGGGGTATACTTCAGCCCCTTGTGAATCGTTCCGGCACCGAAAACGATATTTTCCGGGGTCTTTTTCGTAACGCCGGATTTGCCGAAAATTGCCATTAGCTCACGCTCCATTCTTTAACTGTAAGATTGATTTGGATACGGTCTAACTCCGCATCCTCTGTGGGAACGGGCTGGGCGTCCCCGTAAGCGATAGCTACTACAGAGCCATCGTCAAACGGAAACGCCCGTCCCTCCAGTGTGAAATAGTTTCTGATTTTGTTTTTCGCCGCTTCCAGAACTGTTTCAGATCCGGCACCGCGGGCAAACCCGGTCAGGGCGAAGGTACATTCCTGCAAGCCATCCTCCGTCAAGGATTCGGATTCCAGATAGTCGCCGACGAAATAGGGGTATTCCGGTTTTTTGCGGAATCGCCGAAAAGCATATTCCACCCCTATTTCCTGCATTGCGCCCTTCATGGCTTTAAGCACATTGTTTGTCATTTGCCCAACTCCCCGAAAAGTTGTTTTGCCCGGTTGATGATGGCCTTTTTGCAGCTGTTGAAAGCTTTCTGCAACGTCTTGTTTGGCTTCTTGCCGCGGGTAAAACGGATTTTGTCATACAGCGGGTCGTAATACACCCAGCCGCCTTTCCTGCCGTCCTTGCCTGCCGCATATTCACCGGTTCCATATTCTTCCCAGATTGCATTCTGGAGGGGGCTTCCGATGGTCGCCGTTTTCCCATCCACAATGTGCGCCCAGCTGCCCTTCAGCTGGCCGGACGCGACGCGGGAATTTCTGCGGGCGGCGGATTCAATTTCAGAGGCGGCTTCCTCAAGAAACTGCTCAGCCTT